TTGCTCTTTTGAGTTGTTTCTAAATTGTCTTTGATGATTTTGTTGATTATTTCACGATCTTCAACAGATAATAGCATACCATCATCGTAACTGATAGCACCTCGCATATACCAACACAATCTTAAAACGTTATCTTTTAGGGCTTTTGACTCTTTTTCCATCCTATCTAACAAGTTTTCAATTTCCTCGTTAGTAAGAGTCAAAAGCCTTATACGAAAAAATTTGACTGATTAAAGTCTAGATTGATTGAATAATCTTTGGTACATTCTGCGCAGGTCACAGGCATAGGATCAAGAGCATTGGCTTTGACTATCTGATTGACCAAATCACGTATCTCTTCATAACTCTTGCGATCAGTGTGTTCTAAGAAGTCTTTGATTAATTCTTTTTCAACTACAGGTTTACCGTCTTCAGCGGTGACTGATCTGATACAGCTAACCAGTGTGCTGATGTTGAGATCAGTGAGTTTCTTAAAACTGTCTTCGAATCGAGCTTTTTTCTCTTCAGGTGTTAGATCACTGTTTTCTACTACGCTTACGATTTTTTGTTGCTCGAAGGCGATCTGACCTGCTGTGTTGATTTCTCTAAAAGTCTGTGGTTGTATGTCAAACACCAACCCATTTAAGAAAGATTTCTTATCGTAATCGGCTATAGGTTTAAGATTGTCTAATACTTTGCGTAGATCGATAGTGTGCTCATTTTCGGCTTGACAGTTAGTACAATTACTTTTCATATCCATACCGGTACCGTAGCTGGCTAAGCGGATAGCGATCAGCACAGGATCCAAATCGACTAATGGCATGGTCCACGGATCTTTGATGCTAGGACAGCAACTACGTATCATTTCAACGATACTGCTGCCATTCATCAGCGCATCGGGCGTTTTTAGCAGTAATTCGTCTTTGACAGTCATTGGATATATAGGAATTTCACCGTTTACACCAATATCTAACGTGCCTTGAGGGTAAAAACGACCACCACTGGGTAGTTTTAAGTAGATAGCTGGCTGTCTAAAATGCTTGCTCAGCGGGTTATTAGCAATTGATGATTCCATTGGTTTTTGAACTCCATAAATAAAGTATAGTACCTTAATATTTATAGTGTAAAAACCATGGCGATTAAAATTGATGTTCCGGGAGTAGGAGAAGTATCAGTAGAAGGCATAGCGCAAGAAAGCACCATGCAGGATATCCTGTCGGTGTTAAGTAAGATGTCTAAAACCAACACTTCAAGCAATCTCTCGCCTGAAGAGAAAAAAGCTCGCGAAGAAAAAAAGAAAGAAACTAAAGCTATAACTGACTCTACTACTGCGCTGGATAAGTTTATCAAAGCTGCTAAGGATACCACTGTGGCGCAGGCCTTCATGCCAAAACAACTAAAAAGTTTTGGTGATAATCTAGTAGACATCGCTACAGAAACAGGTAAAGCATTTAAAGATATTAGTGCTACAGCAGTGCAGTTAGCTAGCAGTATCGTAACTACCTATGATCAGATGGCACAACAACCGATACAAGCTGCTGCAGGTATCATGCAGACTTGGATTGATGTTGGCACACAGATAGCTAAGATCGGAGTTGACATGATGTCAGCAGTCGGACAAGCTACTGTAGGTTGGATACCATTTATAGGTGGCGGACTAGCGCAGATCGTTAATGCATTTGGTACAGCAGCCAATCAGATCATAGACGTAGCCAATCAAGTACTGACAGTCGTTAACGGAGTATTACAGCAAGAATTCCAAAAACGTGTGACCATGCTAAACGATTTAGCTGCCATTGGTGGTAGCTTCTCGGGTGGATTAGGTCAGATGGCACAGTTGGCTAACCAATCGGGTGTTGGTATAGCTACATTCTCAGCGGCAATAGTAGCCAGCAGAGAAGAATTATTAAAAATGGGCGGTAGTGTAGGTGATGCAACAGCACAAATGGCCAAAGGATTTGCAGCACTATCTGCAGATGGTGGGCAAGCACGTGGTAGTTTATTAGCACTAGGATACAGCTTCCAACAACAAGGTGTTGTAATGGCCCAATACCTAGCACAACAAAAAGCTCTAGGAAGAAACATCAATGATTTAACCAGCAATCAGACTGAATTAAATCAAGGTACTATTGACTATGCTAAGAATTTAAAAGTTATCACTGATATTACCGGACAAAATGCCCAGCAGTTAATGGATCAGGCTCTAGCTGATGCACAACGTGGTGCGTTAGAAAATCAATTGACAGCTAAACAAAGCCAAGCATTCCAACAGGCTTATGCTACATTGGCTGCAGTTCCTGGACAGCAAGCACCTAAACTACAGGCTGCTTTAGAACAATTACTAGCAGGTGGTACAGTCACAGATCCTGTGATAGCAGGTAACCAACAGGTCATGACACTGTTGAATAAAACTGCTCAACAGGTCATGGCTGGCAATCAAAATATGGTTGTTAATACACAGGCTAATCTAGCTGAAGCTGCTAATGCATTTAGAGCTTCAGGACAAAGTGCTACAGACTTTGCTACATTAATGGATCCAACAGGAACTAGCTCTGTGGCACAAGGTATGAGTGCATTAGGCAATGCATTAAATCAATATCAAGCTGGTGCACAAGCTGGTGCTGATTCGATGAATGCAGCCACTGCACAAGCACAGGCAACTGATGGTCTGACACAAACTTATGTTAGTTTGACTAATACCATGACCAGTTTCCAAAATAAAATGGAAGGCATCGCTGGTCAAGCACTACCAGCCTATGCGGCTGCGCTGACATATACTACCAACGCTACTCTGACATTCATGTCAAATGAAATTAATGCTTTCAGCCAATACATGACCGGACAGATGTCATTACTACAATTCCTTGGTTCAGTATTAACTGGCGGCACTAACTCAGACAGTGCTATCGCTAACAAAGCTAATGCTATCTTACCTGGATTAGGTAATTTCTTACCTAGTAGTAGTGGGGTGTTTAGCTCTAAGAGTTCTGGAACAACACAAGCTCTAGCTGAAGCACAAGCATCTACAGAAACTACAGCATCACCAACAGAACCAACAACAGCAGTACCAAGTGCTGCTGATGGTGGTATCTTATCAGGATCAACAGCAGGATTTGCCGCAACCTTACACGGTACAGAAGCTGTAGTACCATTACCAGACAATAGATCAATTCCGGTAACTTTGGACAGCTCAAGCCTAACAGCCGCAGTAAATCAACAAACTGGACTATTAAGCCAAATCTTGTCTAGTATGAACAAGAACAATAATCTTACATCAGGAATTTTACAAGCCAGCATGTAATGTGATAAATATTGCATCACATGAGAGATCACTATGTCTTGGAAAAAATACTTTAAATCAGCAAATAATTCAGCAGGATTAATGAGCCCAATTGGCAGTGGCGGAAATTTACCAGATCCGAAATATACTAATTATGCCAGCCAATTACCAGAAGTCTATATCGGACACCCAAATCGTACAGAACGCTACAATCAATATGAACAGATGGACATGGATTCGGAAGTCAATGCTGCACTAGACATCCTAGCTGAGTTCATGACACAACCTAATATTGAAAACGGCACAGGTTTTGATTTATTCTTTAAAGAAGATCCCACAGACAACGAAGTTAAGATTCTTAAAGACCAATTACAACAATGGGTTAGTTTAAATGATCTTAACAAACGCCTATTTAAACTAGTGCGTAACACTATTAAATATGGTGATCAAATATTCTTGCGTGATCCAGAAACATTTAAGTTATTCTGGACAGAAATGTTCAAAGTCACTAAGGTTATCGTTAACGAAGCTGAAGGTAAGAAACCAGAACAGTATGTTATCAAAGATCTAAATATTAACTTTATGAACCTAACAGCCACAGCATTAAGTTCAAGTGATACATTTATCAATCACCCACAAGTCGGTGGTCCTAGTGGATCATATGTACAACCACAAACACCTTACAGTGGCGGATCACGCTTTAGCCATGCTAAAAATGAAGCTGTTATTGATGCAGAACACGTAGTACACTTATCACTAACAGAAGGCCTAGACCTAAATTGGCCGTTTGGTAACTCAGTATTAGAAAGTATTTTCAAGATATTCAAACAAAAAGAATTGCTTGAAGATGCTATCATCATCTATCGTATACAACGTGCTCCAGAACGCAGAATCTTTAAAATTGACGTAGGTAACATGCCAACACACATGGCCATGGCTTATGTTGATCGTATCAAAAATGAAATCCACCAACGACGTATTCCTACACAAACAGAAGGTGGAAACAACATGATGGATGCTACATATAATCCATTATCAACTAACGAAGATTACTTTTTCCCTGTAACAGCAGACGGTCGTGGTTCGGATGTTACGGTATTCCCCGGTGGTCAAAATCTTGGTGAAATCACTGACTTGCGTTATTTTACCAACAAAATGTTCCGTGGCTTACGCATACCAAGTTCATACTTACCTACAGGCACAGATGAAAGTGAACGTACCTACACTGATGGTAAAACTACCACAGCATTAATCCAAGAATGGCGCTTTAATCAATATTGTATGCGTCTACAACGCTTGATTGTTGAAAAATTAGATCAAGAGTTTAAGATGTTTATGCGCTGGAGAGGTGTTAACATTGACAACAGTTTATTTGAGCTACGCTTTAATGAGCCACAAAACTTCGCAAAATATCGCCAAGCAGAAATCGATCAAACACGTATCCAAACCTTTACACAGTTAGAGCCAATTCCTTACCTAAGCAAACGTTTCTTATTAGAACGCTATTTAGATCTAAGCGAAGAAGAAATGACACGCAATGACGAGCTTTGGGCACAAGAAAACGGCACTGTTGAGGATACCCAAGTACCTGAAGCAGGATTACGTGCTGTAGGGGTTACTAATGCAGGTATCCAACAGGATACAGAAAACCTTACACCTCAAGTGCCTAACCCAGATGCAGACACATTGGCTGCAACACCACAAGGCACTCCGGACACAGTTGGCACTAATCAAAACCCAGGTGGCCTAGGTTTATAGTATTTTTGGTAAATAATCGTATGAACATCCTTGAAATATTTGAACCAATAGCCCCTGGCTATTCTACAGAAAAAGACGACAATACTGCCATTAAGCTCAGTGATCTACGCAAGACTAAACTGACGCTAAAACAGATCAACCGCCTAAGAATCATGAATGATGTTCGCAAATTAGAGCATGAAAAGAAACTAGAAGGTGTACGTAAACAGTATCAAGCCCCTCCAGCAGAAACACCCGCCATGTAGTTATCTGTCAAAACGATTCAAAAACAACGCATTTAACCCCAAAATATTACAATTATGTTAAATATATAAACATAATATACCGTAATGTACGTATCAACCGAATTTTAATAATTTTTTAAGGAGTTCATAATGAGCAACAAGTACGAACAATTAGTTGAATTCATCATTAATGATGAAACAGACAAAGCTCGTGAATTATTCCATCAAATCGTTGTGGAAAAATCACGTGACATCTATGAAAGTCTAGTAGAAGAAGAAGATCTAGATGAAGTAATGGGTGGCAACGAAGTAGAAGAAATGGTTAAAGACGTTCAAATGGACGAAGAAGGCATTTCAGAAGAAGAAGAATACGGTGAAGAAGGCGAGGAAGCTGGTGAAGAATCAGAAGACGGCGCTTTTGATCACGATGAAGGTCATGAAGAACATGGTGAAGAAGAAGTTGAAGCCAGAGTAGACGACCTAGAAGCTGCACTTGACGAACTTAAAGCTGAATTTGATGCTTTAATGGCAGGTGAAGAACACGAAGAAGAAAAATTCCCAGGCATCCATGATGGCGAAGAAGATTCTGAACAAGACGAAATGGAAGGCATGTACGAAGCTAAAGAAGAAGACGACGAAGAAGATTCAGAAGAATTAGACGAGTCTAAAGAAGAAGACGACGAAGAAGACGACGAAGAAGACGACGAAGAAGATTTAGAAGAGTCTAAAACTGTTGTTAAAGAATATGTCGACCAAGTTGGCAAACCATACTCAGGTGAATTAGATGGTAAAGAAGGTAAAACAGTTGGTACAGGTAACAGCTTTAAAGCGCCTATCCAAACTAAAGACCCTGTAGCATCTAAGAACGACATGGGTGGTTCAGCTAAGAACATCGCAACTGGTAAAGCTAATGCTAACCCAGATGGCACGAGCCCAGCTAAAGAAGGTGCTCCAAATCAATACAAGAAAGGTGAAGGCAATTTACCACACGCAGGCCAATTTAAAAACGTACCAGGCAAGAAAAAAGTTTGGGACGGTGGCGCTGATAAACAACCAGTTAAGAAAGAAACAGAAACTGGTAAATTAGCTGGTGCTGACGGCAGTCGCCCAATTGGTAAAACACCTGTTATTAAAACAACACCAAGATAATTAGGAAACTATAATGGCTTTATATCTTAAAGAGAACTTAACATTTGACGCAGCTCGTATGGAAGTTATTAACGAAAGTACTGCTGACGGCAAAGGTAAGAATCTTTACATGAAAGGTATATTCATCCAAGGTGGCGTTAAAAACCACAATGAACGTGTATATCCAGTAAATGAGATTGAAAAAGCTGTTAGCACACTAAATGAACAGATCAAGGGTGGTTACAGCGTCTTAGGCGAAGTTGATCACCCTGATGATTTGAAAATCAATTTAGATCGCGTTTCACATATGATCACTGATATGTGGATGGATGGTCCTAATGGTTTTGGTAAATTAAAGATTCTTCCTACTCCGATGGGTCAGTTAGTTCAGACCATGTTGGAATCAGGAGTAAAATTAGGAGTCAGTTCTCGTGGTAGCGGTAACGTGAGCGAGGGTGACGGCCGAGTTAGTGACTTTGAAATAGTCACAGTCGATGTAGTAGCGCAACCAAGTGCGCCAAATGCGTATCCAACAGCCATCTACGAGGGGCTGATGAATATGCGTGGTGGTCATAAGGTATTCGAAATGGCACGTGAAGCCAGCGCAGATCAAAAAGTACAGAAATATTTGAGAGAAGCTGTAAAAGGCCTA